AGAAGCAATCAACGGCAACTCAGCAAGAAGCTTACGCTTCATAGTGTCATTCAAATGAGCCTGCGACACCAAATGTTGAATCTCCGGCGCAATCTTATCAATAGACGCAAGAATATGCTTACCTTGCGTATCCATCAACGACGCCGAAGCCGCCGAAGTAAAAGTATCTTGACGAGCCTTGGCAGCTAATTCAGCATTCAAATTCGCCTGAGAACGGGCCTGAATAGCCTGTTCCTGAGCCAAAGACGTCTGAGCTGCAGACTGAGTAGTCTGAGCCGCCTTGAGACCAGCAGACGCCTCTATATCCTTGACCTGAGCAGAACGAACCTGCGCCTCAGTCTGAGTACGAAAAGCCTCACGACCAGCATTAACCGAAGGCGTAATAACATCCTCGATATTCGCCATAGAACCAGCCGGGGTAGACGCACCGCCATGAGCATAGGCAAGCATCGGATTCAAACCAGCGGCTTTAAGATCAGCAACAGCACGCTGATACGACGTATTACTCATACGTTCCTGAAAATCCATCTGCGCCTGAGCCTGCGCAACCTGAGCCTCATTCCGACGCTCACCACCAAGCAACGACGAAGCAGCAGAAAACGCCGAACTCACCAACGGAAGAAAGTCCATACCACCTCCTAGAAGTGATCAATGAGACCCGGAACCGAATACATCGGCAACGGACGCGCCGCACGCACTTTCATAAACACGTCAAGCAGGAACTGCTTACCCGTCTGGGACGACACCGCAAGAACACGATCCACCGGCGGATTATCCTGAATAAACGTAGTATTGAGAGTCGGCGCAGACGAAAACTTCTGCGCCAAATGCCAACCATCCAGCGTCCCCGACGCAGTACTACGGAAAAGACCGGTAATCTTCGACGGCAAATAACGATACTCGGCCCAACGTTCTTGATAACCGAACACCGTATCATCTCCAGCCGCGCCAGTACAATAAATCTCCTTCTGCAACACCGCTTGTTCACCGAGCATTGCGAACACCGGCATATAAAAATCATACCGCGTCAACCGGGACCAATGACGCTCAAGCCCCTGCTGATACGTAAGATCGGCACGCACGGAAAGAAGACCGAAGACATATCCGTGTTCGACAAATGATTGAGAAAAGCCCGATTTGGCAACAACCTGTGCAACAGCACCCAACTGCGCCAATGGCGTATTTCCACCAGTAATACCAGCGGCGGAAGTCTGGGCAATCGCACGAGTTTGAATCGGAACAGAATTGCCTCCAAGATACTCAGGCCGCTGTAAACGAGCATCAGGAGAAACGACACCAAAATGAGCACGGAGAATCTCCGTGTATCGAGTACCACCACGGGCATCCCTTTCCAAAACCTTTTGCGTCTGAAACGCTTGACGCAACTGATTAATAGTCGCCGCAGTAGCCTTCGACAAATCCGCAAAAACACCGGGATAACCGACATTGCCTGCGTCCTGATCGATAACGAAATTGTTAGTACCAGTGCGCCAACCCGTCATCGACTGAGAACCAGAGCCACCGGTTTCACGAACAGTCCAGGTGCCGGTAGTGTAACCGGGCCCTTCAACACCAAGACCCAAAACAGGAGCAGTACCACTCAAGGGCATAGTAACCGAATCACCCTTCTGCGGCCACGGCAAACAGGAAGTGAAATAATCGTGACGCTTACCACGCCGCAACAAGGAATAGTCCGTATAAACGTCCGGGCCATCGTCCTTGTCAACAACAACAGAATCCTGCAAATTCTCGTCGCGGAACCACTGATTCCAAATCAAATTATAACCGCGCAGCGGCAACGCCGAATGCGAAACAGCAGCAGTAACCGCCGGAGTCCCGACCGTAGGCAAGCCAAAATAATCCTGCAACGAGTTCAAAGCATAACCCGACGCAGGCGAAGACGTCTGCGGAACTGTATACGAAATCGAATCGCCGGGATCATCTTGCTCACCTTGGAACTTGACCCAATTATTCCAAACAAGGCGGTTCGGAACGAAAAACCAAAACGTATCGAGGTGTAGATTATCCATAATCGGATACAACGGCGTACTCATACGCGCAAACAACGCCGCATCAACACTAAAACTGTCACCTGGCAACACCTCTTGCAAATGAAACGGAACGATGTAACCTGCATCGAACGTAGTCTTGAAACCATGTTCCATACGAAACGACGAGCGCGGAATCTCCGCTCGCGGAATCATAGCGAAGTCATGCGCATTCACAGAACGATTGCGATAATTCATCGACATAATTAGCTCCTAGATTTGTTAAGACCAGCACGAACAACAACGTCACGAACCACATTACGCTCGTCAGTATGATCACCAGCACGCAACTCACCAGCAGCAGCACGCGCATCACCAATCATACCAAGCACAACACGCGGCAACTGCTTATCATAATAACGCGGCGGCTGCATTTCAGCACCGCGCATCACGACCGAATCAAACGCATAGGCGTGACGACCAAACCGCTCAAACCAAGACTTACCAATCGCGGGACGAAGCGAACATCTGAGAAATTCCGGAACACGCTCAATAATCTCGCCATCCGGAAGCACCACCGTATAAACCGCCTTAGCAGCATCACCGGTAATCTTTTTCATCGCATACCTCGCAACATACGCCGCCGATTCAAAAGTTACCGCACCCACACGACATTCACCATGTCGCCACAACGTATCGAGAAGCACCGACTTAAACAAATCGGACTCGCCTAACGACCGACATGGAACCAGATCAGGAAAATTAAAACCAAACAACAGCGCATGAAAATGGGCACGATATTTACCACCATCAACCAAACCCGTAACAGGGTTAGTCTCTCCATACTCACCAGCGCACAGAAACGAAAAGCGACGCCTTGGGAACGTCGCTCGAAGTCGCTTCATAAACCCGGAAAAATGTGGGTAAAACAAACTAACGCGGGATAACCGCTCTTCATCCGTGACCGCATCACGATATGTTAGCGTCAAAAAACAATTCTCCTCATGCATGGACGCCTCATGCATACAACGAACGGCCCACTCACGCGAACGTTTAAGCCGACACTCCGCGCACTGATTGCACGGAATCTGCAACGTAGCCGCCTTATTATTGTAATAACGGCCATCGGCAGAACGACCTAAAAACTCAATCTGCCCACCTACACGGCGGGCAGGAAGAGGGGACGTACACACCTAAAAACGAAAACCACCACGCATCGGACCGCGCATATTAGCAACCTTGACGCGGCCAACTTGCTTACGAAAACGACGGGCAGAATGCCCTTTGTTAACAGGATTTCTACGCATAATAAATTGCTCCTATGTCGGTATGGTCAAGCCGGGAAAAAGCCCCGGCGTGACCACACCTATAGCATTGAAAACAGAGAGCTGTCAAGGGGTATTCATAACAGTCCGATAAAGCTGGACTGTTACAAAGCTTCCCCTTGACAGAGGAACCTCCTACGCAGAGCGAACGAGAGAAACAGCATCAACTACAAACTCTGGAGCAGGAAGCAGGGAAAACAAACCATTCTCATCATCAAACGAACCACACTCGTAAAGCTGATAGTGTTCAGGATGCTGGTAGAACTGATTATCCTTAGCAGGATTATTCACAGCATCACCAAACGCACGAGTAGCGGCAGCACGATTGACAAAATACATAGGTACAAGAAAAGCCGCTACACATGTGTCGCGCACACAATAGACACCATGTTTCATGATACGACCTCGTTCGACACTCGGCCCTGAAGCACTACGAGCAACTGTAACTGCTTCCCGAGAATCTCACGAATCTCAAGGTTCTTTTCCGCATTCGCAGCACGACGAACACGGGCGATCTCCGTGGAAAGCGCCGATTCCAGCAACAGCTTGTCATCTTTAGACATTTTCATGACCAATCTCCAAAAGAACACGGTCACATGACCGTAAGAAAAGCATAACACAACCAAAACAAAAAAACAAGGGCCCCAAAGGGCCCAAAAAGACGGTGACAACTGTCACCTGGCACAGTTACATCAAGAGGACACCTGTGCCCCCCCTCCATCCCCCGCCTGCGGGGAAACAACCGGATCAGGGCGACGAGTCGCCAGACCCATAAACACCATTTCCTCCTGATTACGAGGATCAGAAACAAACTCCACAAAACGATGCGGGTCATTCTCGAAACGAGTACGAACGCGGGCCGGCAACGACATAAACTGATCGCGAGCCTCATTAAGCTGATTCATGACGTCTTGGTAATTGGACGGAGCATCAGCGATATCCAAATTCGTCACCCACTTCTGAGCAGCAATCGGATTTTCACCGATTCCGAACCGCTCAATAATGGTATTGATATCCGACTCAGCCTTGAACTCTTGCCGAGTACGAGACTCCTCCGGACCCTCCAACGCCGAAGAATCCGAAACACCATCGGCATCATAAACTCCAACGACTCGAACTTGCATGGCAATCTCCTAACGAACAAACGACTCAGGAACAAGACGGGAAGGCGCTTCCGCGCCACCACGCCCACGAAGGAACCAAGCCCACGGTGATAACGAACCCGCAACGTCACCGAACGCCTTAGCACCCGAGGAAATATACGGCATCGCCCGACCATAGGAAGAAGCGTA